AGGGACGAACATCGAACAGTTCCGCCCCATGTCCAGGTCATGGTAAACCTTCTTGAAGGCTGACCCTGCAAGCGGAAGAGAGAACAGCATGTTCTCATGTTCCGACCTGTACTCTGTCATCACTTCGGTAAGCTGGTAGTTCATCTCCGTCTGGACACGAACCGCCTGCTTTTCCTTTTCTTCTGTCAGCTTCCCGACAATCTGAGTCTTGACTGGGCCCTTAGCAGGAAACGTCTCCATCATTGACTGAGCTTGAAACCGAATCACGGCTTCCGACAAGACGGGATGGAACACGCCGCAAGCGCCCGGCCATGGGGTCGAGCGCTCTTCGATCTTCATTCCAAGAAGATCTAAACCTTTGGTGTATGTGTGGGACCACTCTTTCCGCGAAGCTTGGTCAGCTTCAAACGCACCCATGAGATCAGACGTGAGATTGCCGAGCGCACTGTCGTCCAAATATTCTGCAAGATTAGCACCATGTTCCACATCCTCATCACCTTCGCCCTCGGGGTCGAAGTCAATGACCACGCCACCGTCGGGGGTATCAATGGCAACGGCATCGGGGTTGACCACGGCAATTTCAATGGAGTCCTCCTCCTCTATTGCCTCACCCGCCATATTAGGAAGTGCCTTGTCAACAGCCATCCTCTATCCTCTTGCCGTCGAGACCATTAATAAAACTCCGTGTACTGAGGGGACACCCATTCCTCATCCTCGTCACTGGGAGAACGGACAAAGCCCCCACGCCTAAACCTGAGTAGCGCCTGCGTAGAACTGTCAACCAGATCATCGTGATCCCCAACAGGAAACGCCGCGAACTCTTCGATAACCTCTTCGGCCCACCTTGTCGGCGGGGCCCACACCATGCCCGAAGCAAAGATATCCGACACCGCATTAACACGGGACACTTTGTCGTTTCCCCGTGATGGCGTGAAATCCTCCACAGGGATTCCCATCTGGCGCAATTCAAATATCAGTGGCGCACCAGAGGCCTTCGCCTCCACGATGAACGAGTCGGGCTCCCACTCTATCCAGAAATCATACGCTCTGCGTTTGAGGTCTGGAAACTCCAGCCGCTCCTTATACGCATCAAGGAGAATGATATGGTGAGCATTCTCGTCTTCGTTAAAGAACACACCCCATGTCGTACAGGCCGAGTAGTCTGACCGCTGCGTCTTCAGGAACGCCGTGTCCCAACTCTGAATAATAAAGCTACAACTGGGCGGTCGGCTCTCCTCCCAAGTCTGCCACCACTCACGCTTGACGAGCGCCCCCTCTTCCGAGGTTGGGTCCTGCTGATACTGGGCCGACCACTTCGACACCGGAAGCTCAGAGCGCAACGCCTCAAGCTCGTTGATGCCCCAATACTCTGGCCAGAGGGGATTGCCTGACGGCATAATCGCGGGGAGTTCAATAACCTCCCACTCGTCCGCACCGTCCCTCCGCACAGAGGCGTCAATGATCTTCCCCGTAAGGTCCCGCTTCGACCACCGGGTCATCACTACAATGATCGACCCTCCAGGCTGAAGGCGTTGCCTTGGCCCCGAGGTGTACCACTCATAGACCTTGTCAAACACCTCTGGGTTATATGCCCCAAGAGCAGCATCCTGTTCCGAATGCGGGTCGTCAATGATAAGAAGGTCCGCCCCCTTTCCGGTCACAGCCCCGCCTACACCAATAGCGAAGTATTCACCTCCCTTGTTGGTGTTCCATCGGCCTGCGGCCTTGCTGTCCGCTCTCAAGCTAGTTGCTGGGAACACCTGCTTGAATGCTGTATCGCCGAAAAGGTTACGCACCTTTCTTCCGAAGCCCACGGCCAGTTCTGCCGTGTGCGCCGTCTGAATAACTTTCTTCTCTGGGTGCTGGCCCAGGAACCACGCAGGCAGCAAGTAGGAAGCAAACTCCGACTTGGTGTGCCTCGGCGGCATGTTAACGATTAATCTTTTTAATTCCCCTCGGGCCACACGCTCGAAAGCTTCGGCCATTGTCTTGTGGTGAGCCCCTTGAATGAATGCAGGCCATGCGTGCTTAACGAACTCCAGGTAGGACGTGCGACACGCCTCACGCTTCTTCGCGCTTTCGTACTCCTCCACCAGCCGCAACAGGTCTTCCTGCTCGCTCGGAGGCAACGTTGATATCTGGGTGTTAAGGGCTGCTACATTCATTCCAAAAAAAATCCCTCCGAAGAGGGATTATAAAGTTTTTCACTCACCTACCAACAGGAAGGAAATATCACCATGTAGCTGGTACGGTTGGACATACCAATTACAACTTTTGCATATTGCCCCCCCTTGACACCGCCGTCAACTATATTTTGTGGTTATGTATTTTCTTGGGACAAGGTCTTGATGGGAACATCGTCACCGCAGTAGTCGCAGATAAACCTGCCCCCCTTCTCATCCTGCTTGAGGGTGGCCCAGACTTCAGAGTCCACCTCTCGCACACACCACCTGCACAGTCGGCGCTGCCGTGAGTCTGGTCGTTCTCCTACCACCAGATGCTCCCCCGTGTAGCGCTTATAGACCCAGGTCGCTTTTAAGGACAAGGCTGACGCTTTCTTCTCCCCCGCCAAGACTACACCCCTCTCCCTTCTTTGGGCCTGCGCTTATGATCAACCACACCCCTGTTTCTGGATTGGTGAAAAGCTGGACATACTCTCCCCTGAGAGTCTTGCCTGCAAACACAGGAGCCGCCCCTTCTGCTTTCACCACGTTAACGATACGCCACAGTTCTCCGCACATCACCTCGCGGAACGCTTTATCAAATGTTGTGCTTGGGCCCTTCTTCGGCTCGGGCACAGGCTCAATGGTCAAAGAGCTTTCGATCTCTTTCGCCTGTCTCTCCAGATCCTTCTGGCTCCACATCATGGACGTTGGATCTGTTGCCGTGGCTACATTGCTAAACATGAACATCACCACTAAAGAAAGTATGTACCTCATAGTCTCTTCTCCTCTATAGCCTCTTCGAGTTTACGGTGTGCATCCTTGGCCTTGTCTTCGCTTGCAGCATTCTGCTGCTTCCGCAAGGTGTCTATCTGGACACGGTTCAGCTTCCCCACTGGATATTCAAGGAGAACAAACGATCTGTAGCGCGGGCCTTCTGAAAAGGTTTCGCTCTCCTTGACCGTATAGCCCCCCACATTCACTTCAGCGATCAGGTTGCTCGTAACCTGCTCGGACTCCGTTGTGGCCACTGTAGCCTCACCTTGGCCCTGCTCGACCACAAATAACTTCGACCGAGAACTCAGCAGCCCCTGCAATCTGTCTGCCAGTGTTCGCTTCGCGTTCAGTACGCCCTTGTCCATAGAGAGTTGCAGGCTGGGCGACACCCCTGTCCCTGATGCGTAGATAGCATTATCGGACTGGGGCAGGTCGAGGAACCAGTCGGGTGTAATACTGAGCGTATGTGTCACCTGTTCCTCTTTCTTCTTTTCCTCTTTCTCTACGGCCACGGCCCGAGCTTCGGGCGTTCCCGGCTTGGGCGCGGCACATCCTGTCAATGCGCTGATGGCGAATGACATGGCCACATAGACTGCCAATCCTAATACGATATTCATATCGCCTCTCCGAACAGGTTGGTGTCCGCAGGAGGAATATAATACATGGCAACCTTTTTCCTTTTGTTACCCACGACAATGGTATCGGTCTTCACGTCGACACCCATCCCTCGTATGTCCGCAATGCGAGCAGCAAGTCTCATGCAGCCAAACTCCTGGAGAGCCTGATACTGGGTCAGCCTTCGCCCACTCTTCAGAGCGGCAAGTATTTCCTTTGTCTGTGTCATCTCACTATCCTATATGGTTTGCGAATATAACGCCGATCCTGCTTTGGTATTTCCAGTACCCGCGCATGGAACTTCTCCAGTGCGTAGGTGTCGAGGAAGCGGATCGGTTTCCTTGTTGCCAGTACATGAAGATATTCACTGGCATCCCCCTCGACGTTTGGATGGTCAACCCTGAGATGATACTTCCCACTGGGGATGATCTTCTCGGATGCTATTCGATAACTGGGTTCGTAGGTATTCGGGAACACCTTAACCACCTGCTTGTCTTTCTTGGCGTAGGGGTTCCAGTTAAAAATATTAACGTACATAGTCTGCGTTGTCTGAACCTTGATCTCCATGTAGTCCCCATGCTCGAAGACCTTGTCCATGTGTACAGCCAGATCGAAGTCTGGGTCCGACTTGCCTTGGCCGTTATCCACATACGCTTGTAACGATGTGTAACAAACACTACCCTCGACAGTGACGGTCTTGTCCTTGATGTCCTTGATGAGCCCATCAAAGGCGTTCCAGGTGAACTGGGTGATGGGACAGTCTTCATCGGTGCATGACATGAGGGTGTCGGAGGAGATGCGTTCCCCGCCTGCTTTACGCAGGGCATTAAGCTTCGCTTGTTTCTCGGAGCGTGCACACGCTTCTCTTTCCGAGATCTCACGGGTAATTGCATACTCCCCCTTTCCCTCTACCCACTGGGGTTTCCCCAGGTCGGCAACAGAAAGATCAAAGAGAAACTTCAGCACAGACAATGCGGCGGTTGCGTATTCCATTATTCCTCCTCGCTCGCTTTCTTGTGCTCTTCCTTCCCAAGCAGGGCATAGCCAATGATGTCATCCCAGTGATCTGGGTGGAAGTTCCCGCAAACAATGCGGGCAATCTTGTGCTGGATATTAATCAGAGCAAACTCATGGGGCGTTATGAGAATCCCGTCTTTCGCCATAACCAATTCCGTTGTCAGCCTACCCGCTAAACGAAACGTCTCATGTGCATCGCCGTGGGTCTGCTTACGCTCCTCAACAATAATCTCAGCATCCATCACGCACTCTCCCCTGGCTCGTCAGTGTTCCTGTGGAAGAGGGGCACGATATTATCCCGTGCCTCTTTCACCTCTTCCTCCCCAACCTCTGCACGTATCACCATGAGGTATTCCTCAATAGCGTCATACATGAGGTTCATCTCCTCTATGATGGTATGCAGTTGCTGAAGGAAGTGGTAGATGCTGACCTTCTGCTGCTCCAACATCCTTAGATGATCAATGATGTTCTGGCGCTCGCGTTCATCCATGACGCATCGCCTCACGGGTTGGAAACAAATCGAACCCCTCGGTGGCCAGCTTTCTTCTTTCCCGGTCGTAGGCCTCATTGGTCTCGGCAAGAAACTTCTTTGTCTGTGCTCGCTCCCGCTCGTCAGGCTGTCGCCCCCTCACGGCTACCCACTGCACCAGACCTCCGTGGATACAGGCGCGGGTCGTATTGGGAACGCGAATGGAAAACATTGCCCGAGCCTTCTGAGCATGAAACCCAGAAGCCAACAGGGACCGCCCGTTCTCATATGGCTGGGTGTACGTCACCAGTACCCTGTACCCCATTCCCCATACAGCCTTCTTCACCTGCCCCAAAAGATAACTGGCCACATTAGGCGGGGCCCCTGGCCGGGTGCACAACCTGCGTAGCTCCGTATGGTCGGCCCTCTTCGACCAAGCCGATGAACAGTTGTCGACCGTGGCCACTCCAAAAAGATCATAAGGGTTACACCAGTCCTCATAAGCCCCAATGGAAAACATATGTCTTCGTAGAGGAGCCGTGTGTCTGTGATGTTCCTTAACAAAGCTGGCCATCTCATCCAGCTTAACCCGTCGGTGCGTAAGCTTCATAGTCCGCTCCCTGTATAATCATGTATCATTATGGCGTATCATATACATGGTACACTATGCAATAGCTTTTTTTAACCACTTTGGTATAATAAAGGCTTCCCCAACAATTTGGCAGGTGCGGATGCGACTCGCGCTCTTATGGCGATACCGCCTATGTCGGCAACTGGGGCTCTGGTTCCGACAAATAGATCAAGCCTTTTGGGACGCCCATGCGAAAGCAAGGGATAAGTATAGGCGCAAATACCACCAGGACCCATAAACGTCCTTAACATTTACCATACATAGGTAATGGTGCCCCCCATATGGGACCCATGGGATTGTTCATGTGGAATAGCGTGGGGGGGAGGGGCGGAGTACCTGCCAAGCTCAAGAGGGGGGTGGGGTCACCTGTCCGGGCCCAGATGTAGTGGGCCTCAAGGGAGGGGCCAAGCTCGGTCAGTCAGGTCAGTCGATCATCTCGGCCAGGACATCTCGGTCATGTCTTCGCGCCCCATCCGATCAGTGTGCTGCTCGCTCCGCTCGCTATCGCTCGGCGCTCTCGACTGGGTACGGCCAGGGGCCGGGACGGGACACCCCCCCTGTCAACTGTCACCTGACAGGCTACGCCCGGTCCAGGCTGGCAAGCTTCAGCCGTAGCTCGGCCAGCACGTCTTCGCTTGAACGCTCAGAGCCCTCAGTGCTGACACGCTCAACGAACATGCTCGGGCCGTCGGTCATGCTGATGGAGCCGAGGGCACGCAGCGCGGCCACGCGCCCGGCCTGGGTACTGTCGTCACGCAGGTCCGGGTTCGTTTCCTCCAGGAGCCGCTCACAGACGAGGTCATACCTCTTACTGTGAGACAGGCGCTTCTGATCCCTCAGCCGGGCCAACT